GCTTTGCCTTTGCCGTTGTCAGGATCAAATACACCCCACGTTGTTATGGCAGAAAAATCTGCCGTTTCTTTTTTGCTAAATGCTGTGTCGTATGATTGTATAATAAACTCTAATTGTGGTATGTCTTCTGGTTCCCATTCTTGCCACCATTCACGCTTTATAAGTGCACCTTCCTCGGATGTAGGTTGTTGCATCCATTGTGCTTGCCACTTGGTTAGAGGTATAGATGCCTTGACTGATTGTAAACCCTCCATGGACCAAAAATTACCCCACATAGGTTTGTCGTTTATAATTGCAGGAAACTCTACTACTTCCCATTGGTCTGCCATTGAGTCTTTACCCTGGGCCTCGAGCAGTTTACCAGTAAGATCTTTTGTTGACCAACGTGTCATGACTACAACGATCGAGCCACCAGGTTGTAGACGCTGACGTGGACCAGATGTGTACCACTCGTAATGTGATTCTAAAACGGCTGGCGAGAGCGCATCCTGCTCAGAATGAGGATCGTCAATAATAAGTAAATCGGCACCACGACCAGTAATAGCCCCACCAACACCAGCAGCAAAATACTCACCCCCATGATTTGACTCCCAACGTCCAGCAGCTTTGGAGTCAGCTGCAAGTGTAACTTCTGGAAATACTTTTTCATATTCTGATGATTCTATCATGTTTTTGGCTTTACGTCCAAAACGGATTGCTAGTTCACCTGTGTGCGTGGTTTGTATGAGCTTGGCTTTTGGATGACGGCCCATGTAAAACGCAGGAAATAGGTTAGATGCAAATTCTGACTTTGTGTGTCTTGGTGGCATGTTTACAATCAAACGTTTTAGCTCACCGTTTGCAATACGATTTAGTTTTTCTGCATATATTTTGTGGTGCTTGCCTTCTACAAAATCTGGCCAAACTGTTTTTACAAATTTTAAAAAATCACCTTGTGCTTCTTCACGCTTTTTGTCCATAGCGTTTTTAAGCAATAGTTTAAGTGTATTGGTATCTAATGATTCTAGTTTAGAAACGTTTTCCATTTTGTAAAAATTTTTTTGGGACTCCAATTATAACGTTTTTGTGTATGATTGTCACTCTCAGACTTGCACTTGCAACAAATACAGAGGAGGTAAACGCAAAAGGGGGGTGTACCCCCGTCGGTTTGCGGTTAGTGCAGACCGGGCGGCGAGCGTAGCGAGCCGCAATAAGAGACCCGGGCACGAGTTATCCACAGGTTATCCACAGTGTTGCACAAATACAACAACAAATAATATTTATATATGCTAGTATGTAGACAGAAAGCGAGGATATATATTATGCCTAATGATTTAATAAAAACACAAAGCATTAACAATGTTAACATAACACCTATTATGAAAGAAGTAATAGAGTATTCTAAAGACCAAGCAAGTGTTGGTGATTTAGAAGAACTAATTAGTAAAGTTCCAGCAAAAGACAGCATGGATTGGAAACTAATTAGTGGAGTATTAATGAACTCACTTGTTGAGTGGGTTGCAGAAGATAAGGAGGAACGCATTGACCTGATTAGAAGATTACAAGGAGATGTTGGATATATCCTTAAACGCATGGGTTTGACTATGTAATATATATCCTTTTATAATAGTCATAAGAGGGCGACATCAGTCGCCCTTTTTTTATGTCCAATCGTCAGCGTCAGCAACTCTGGATGACCGGCCCGGGAACAACTTACAATATATCGTGATTAAATTTGGTTAGGAGTTTGCTTGGGAGTTTGTGAGCTTGGGGGACTAGAACGGACTTCTGGCCAACCGAGTAAGGACTAGACCCCATTACCATCTCTTTTGACCCAAGAGCCGAATATCTCCGTTTATCTTGGGTCAATGTTTACTTGGCCTCTCGCCTATCGGGTCACTCCAAGTCATATGGTTAACTTTTATTTTTATCTCGGTTAATGAGTGTTAGGTTAACCTAGTTAATGTTATCTGGTGTTTATACTCTCCAGCCCTTTCAGGTACGGAATCCGATTGATTAACTAAACATACTATACATCTTTCCAAACCATGACACAATAGGTTTATTACTTTTCTTGTGGATAAGTTTCCAAGTACCTTTGTGCCACAAATATGTATATGTATAATCTTTAGTCCATTTATTCCAACGAATCATAGTCAATCCTTTCTCTTTCTATCTCATCTTATATCACGAATCCAATGTGATGACAAGTGCGAAGTG